ATATTTAAAAGATCAGGGTTTCTTGTTCAATGACTACAACACGAATTATGGCACAGTGTCTAACTGGCTGTCTAGTGCTAACGAATTTTTATTCTGGACTACACAAAATTGGAGTACCGGAGTAGACAAGTGGCAAGACTGGGAAGCAAATCAATCATACACATATGGATCAATTGTAAAGTATGACGGCGATTTCTATAGTGCTTTATATAATATTCCATTATCAAATGCGTTCGATGCCAGCAAATGGAATATGTTGCCGGGATTAAGCAACATTGGCAGTAGTGTAATTAGTTTAAGTCCTTCTGCCAACGGCGTTAATTTTACCACAAACCTGGCAGTAGTTGACAGCATTGCTAGTCAATTTAACCCTTACGAAATTTTTAAAGTAGATGGATCGCCGTTTGACCTAACCAGTTTAGATAGCTACCATCAAGACGGCAAAGTTTCTTATATACCAAAATCTATTGAAGGTATCTATGGCGCCAGCTTTTATCTAGTGCAGCACGAGCATGTTGTAATAGTTAACAACACAACTATTTTTAATGATGTCATATACAGCCCTACTAGCGGTTATCGTAGAGACCGACTGAAAGTTAGTGGGTATGTTACCACAGGTTGGACAGCTGGTTTAGATATTCCGGGATTTATATTTGACGCTGCTAAGATAGACGAATGGCAATCTTGGAAAGATTACAATGTTGGCGACATTGCCAAGTACGGACAATTTTATTTTCAAGCAGAACCCATGACGGGGAATCTGATACCAGGGTCTGAAAAATTTGATTACAAGCAATGGACTAAATTACTCAACAAACCCACAGATCAAATCTTGCCCAACTGGACAACTATTGCATCTCAGTTTACAGATTTTTACAGTGCCGATGTTGACAGTTTCAATACTGCGCAGCAAACAATGGCCCATCACCTGATTGGATATCAAAAGCGTCAATATTTAAATAATATTATTCAAGATCCGGTGAGTGAGTTTAAATTTTATCAAGGCATGATTCGAGAAAAAGGTACACAAAATGTTTTAAATCAGTTGTTTGGTGTATTAAATTCTGAAAATAGAGAAAGTCTTACGTTCTATGAAGAATGGGCTGTGCGAACTGGCCGATACGGCGCAACAAATGCGTTTGAAGAAATTGAATTTATACTAGATGAAAGCAAATATTTAAATAATCCCCAGGCCACGGTGCTGGTGAAAAATTTAGATAACAAATTAAATCCATTTGTTGTACAACAAACTATTAATGATGTTTATGTAAAACCAATAGGCTATACAGCAACACCGTTTCCGATATTTGAACCAACAAAATCAAATCAATTTTTAAGAAGTGCCGGCTATGTAAATTCTGCAGATGTATATGTTGCAATAAGTTCAACTAATCAATTGTTGGGTCAACCTGCAACCAGTATCACAGTGGGCTTATCTTACATAATTAAATCAGTGAATGCTACTACAGATTTTACTCAGATTGGTGCAACAGAAAATACTGTTGGATTATCATTTGTTGCCACAGGCGTTGGTTCTGGAACTGGAACAGTCGTGTTGGATCCCAATAAATTAAATGAAGGTTCGTACATTTGGTGTGCGTTTGATCCTGCAGGATGGAATGTTTATCGATACACTGATATTCAAATACATGCAACTGGCGCAACATATGTTAATAATTTATTAACAATCACAACTGATATTACTCCTAATATACAAGTTGGATCATTCATTGGACTTTCACAAATTCCTACTCTGAGTGGTTTTTATCAAGTAACCAGCGTGATTTTGAATAAAATTACAGTATCTGCAACAATAGCAGCTTTTCCTAATTTGTCTGCTCTTCAAATCAACCAAATAATTATATACGGTCTAATTCCGCAACGCACATCTTCTATAGATAACATAGATTCTATCCTGCCTGCAAATTTACAAAAGAATGACTTGATATGGACAGACAACAGTGGCAACGGTTCTTGGGCAACATGGATATATAATCCAGTATTCCAGCAACAACTTTTATCTAACACAGCACCATCTGCAAATTCACAATTTGGATATGTCACATCAATAAACAAACGGGGTAACTTGTTGGCCGTTGGCGCATTGAACGGCAATGTTGTAATTTATGACAAGGTGGGATTACAGACTCCGTGGATTCGCCGTCAAGAAATACAGTACCCGTTTAGTGCCCAAGCTGATTTTAATGCACTTACGTTGGTTGCATCTACTATTGCCATAAGCCCTGATGGAACATGGCTAGCCACTGGGTCCCCAAAAGTCGGTAATGTTTCTACCAAGCTGAAACTAAATTGGAGTTTGTCTAACACATACCAAGTTGGCGATATTGTATCAGTGGGAATAGACAATGCATACCAAGCAACATTAGCTGTGCCCACAAATATACCAGTAACCAACACATACTATTGGAAAAATATACCGTATATCCCAGTTGACAACCAGGGAACAAATTCTTCATTAATGCAACAAGGCATGGTATCTTTATACAAAAAAGATTCTAACAACCTTTACAATTTAGTTGACAGTATTATTAGCCCGTCTCCTGCAGATGGCCAATTGTTTGGTGAAACATTAGAATTTGGAAACTCAGTATTGTATATTGGCGCCACTGGCAACAACGGCACAGTTTTTAAATTATCATACACTTCAGCACTTAACGTATCCACAGCATACGATAATGTTGGCAGTACAGGAACAACGTTAAAAGTAACATCTGCAATTGGCATCTCAGCAGGCATGTATGTGCAAAGCCCTGCATTTTTAAATAGTCAAACAGTTAATTCTGTATTGTCTAGAATAGTGTTTCCAGTATCCGTACCTGGAAATATTACTAACTCATTGGGAATTTTGATAAGGGTTGAAAATATCACTGCCAGCATGACTGTCACAGGTACGGGTGTAGTGTTGGGCGCTGAGATATATTCTAAGGGAATTACCAGTAATGGAAATGTGTATATTATTGTGTCAGCATCACAAAACTTATTGACAAGTGTTACGCAAATTCAGTTAGACAATGATCCAACGTTGATATTTGCAATATCAACTGTGTCCAGTGCAAATACTTTGATTTTATCCTCACCGCCTACAAGCACACCAGTGGGCACATTAAATTTTGTAACAACAGCATGGGCCTATAAAGACTTTGTAACCACCCCTGGTGGAGTTAGTTATTTTGGCACTGGCCTATCATTGAACGATGATAACAGCACATTGGCTGTGTCCTCCAGCGAGTCGGTCTACCTTTACAACACAGTCACAGTCACACTAATTCGTGAGTACGAATTTACCAACACAAGCAAACTTGCTGTTGGTATTTCTGGAAGCGGACAATATCTAGCAGTGGGACAAGGATCAACAGGCACAGTCAACATATATCAAACAACTGGATTAACCCCACTTGTTCCAGTACAGACTTTGATAAATCATTTTAATCAAGAAGACCGTGCATTTTTTGGCAGTAAACTGGCATTTATGACTGACGATACGCTGGTGGTGTACAGTCAATCCGGCTCAACATCAATCTTCACCACAATCGATGCATATTTAGAACCGTTATTATCGTATACTTACACAGACGAAAACGGTGTAACACAGGTGTCTACATATGTAAATGATCCCAAGTCAGCAGAAAACATTAATCAAACTACCTTCGACAATCAGTCTACAAGATTTGTAACTCCTTTACCAAATGCAGGACGTGTTGATATATACGATAGGTATGCTACCAAGTGGGTATACAGCGAAAGTCTTGACAACATTGATGCACCAGCCAGTGGATACGGCGTGGGATTTGCAGTGGGTAGTAATTCTGTAGTTGTGGGGTTGCCAAGACTAGACAATGGGTTGTTAATGGACACTGGTAAAGCATATGTATACATCAAGTTTCCTAATAATTTTACATGGAAAATTTATCGTTCACAAATCCCAATTGTTAATATTGGTAAAATTAAAAAAGCATTCTTGTATGACAAGATTACCAGTAAGCTGTTAGTACAGTTAGATGTGATTGATCCTAACCAAGGAAAAATTCCAGGACCTGCCGATGCAGAAATTAAGTACAAATCGTTCTATGATCCTGCAACTTATTTCTACAGTAGTCTAGTTTCACCAGGACCAACTGTAAACATTGACACTAGATCTTTCTGGGCATCTCCGCAAGTTGGCCAACTATGGTGGGATTTAAGAACTGCTAAATTTATTGATCCGTACTTTGAAGATATTTCTTATAGAAACAATGCCTGGAATAAACTAGCACAAGGCGCCAGCATAGATATTTACGAGTGGATATCTTCTAGTTTATTACCAGCAGCTTGGGACGCACTGGCCGACACACCCGCCGGCCTTGCAAGTGGTGTAAGTGGATCGAGTCTACACGGCAACAGTGCATATTCAGTTACAAAATCTTATAATAACATAACTAAGAAATTTATCAATACTTACTATTACTGGGTTAAAAATAAAGCAATAGTTCCAACTGTGGAAGGTCGTAGATTATCTGCGCAGTCTATATCTAGTTTAATTTCTAATCCTAGAGGAAATGCTTATACTTATATTGCACTAATTGGTAAAGATTCTTTCAGTATTGCAAACATAAGTCAATATTTAAACAATACTGACACAGTATTGGCTATAGAATACTGGACCATTGATAAAGTTGACCAGAATGTTCACTCACAGTGGAAGTTGATAAGCAAAGATACAGCAGTTGAAATACCAGATGTTATACAACAAAAATGGGTTGATAGCCTTTGCGGCGCAGACGAAGTAGGCCGCCCAGTGCCTGATATCAATCTACCACCAAAGTTAAAATACGGTATTGAAAATAGACCTAGACAAAGTATGTTTATTAATAGAACAGAAGCTTTAAAACAGTTTGTGGAAGCTGTTAATACTATTTTCTTAAAATATCAGATAACAGAAAACTACGACATACAAGATTTAGAATCGTATGATACACAGCCAACCGCACTGTCTGGAAAATTTGACCTTGTGTTAGATACTGATGCAGAATTGCCATATGCTAACATTAATTTGTTTCAAGCAGCATCTTTAACTCCAGTTATTGTTGATGGCAGGGTTACTGGAATTAAGATATTTGCAACAGGTAAAGGTTACATGATTCCTCCCTTCATTGATATTGTGGGATCTGGAAAAGGTGCTGTTGCAAAAGCAATAATTAATTCTGCTGGAAGCATTGTGTCAGCCACTGTTATTTCTTCTGGCGAAGGATACAATCCTGATATCACGGTTTGTGTTGTTAGAAGTTATTCTGTTCTAGTAAGGAATGACAGTTTAGCCAGCGGAAATTGGAGCATTTATTCATACGACACAGTTAACAATCTGTGGTCGCGTTCTTTAACACAATCGTTTGACGTTAGAAATTATTGGTCAAAAATTGATTGGTATGCTGCCGGTTATAATCAGTTCAGCTCACCAGATTTTGTAGTTCACACAACATTTGATTTAAATCTTATCAATGTGTCGATCGGACAAATGGTTAAAGTTTTAAAAGTTAATTCAGGAAGCTGGGTGTTGATAGAAAAGTTTGCTAATTTTAATACAACAGATTGGACACGAAATTATACAATTGTTGGAATTCAAAACGGCACAATTCAATTGAGTTCTAGTTTGTATCAGACGCAGTTCAGTGCAGTTGGTTATGATTCTAGCACGTTTGACCAAGGTGCGTTTGACGTTAAAGCCAGTACTGAGTTGAGAATTATACTTAAAACATTAAAAGATAATATTTTTATAGGAACAGACCTCAAGGGAACATATTTAGATTTATTTTTACGAAGTGTGCGATACGCACACAGTGAGCAATTGTATATTGATTGGATCTTTAAAACAAGTTTTGTTCGAGCCACTCACCACGTGGGAAAATTAGATCAACCAGTGTACTATCCTATTGATAATTTAAGTAACTTTGAAGACTATGTGGCTGAAGTTAAACCGTATAGAACTAAGATACGAGAATATATCAGTCAGTATACATCTTTAGACCCAAGCTATAGTGCAGTGACTGATTTTGATTTGCCATCTGTTGTTAAAAATTCATTTGCACTTGCAATAAACACAGCAGTGTCCAGCGGTGTTATCACAGCAGATCAACCAGAAATACAATCTTATCCATGGAAGTTTTGGTTAGACAATTCTGGGTACAGTGTGACTGAACTAATTATTGTCAACGGCGGCAGCGGTTATGTTACAACACCTCAAGTTATTATAACCGGCAATAGCGGATCAGGAGCCACTGCAGAAGCGTATTTTACAAACGGTATTATAAATCGAATTATATTAAAAACATCTGGCAGCGGATACTTGTCAGCTCCCACTGTTAGTATTAATAGCGGATTGTCTGTAACAGGAACACCTGCCAAGGTGGTTGCAATTATTGGAAAAGGTGTTGCGAGATCCAATTTAATCAGCATGAAATTTGACCGAACTGATAGAAAACAACACATTATAAATTTAGATGTAACTGATTCATTTGTGGGATCTGGTTCTAAAAAACAATTTGTTTTAACTTGGGCGCCGGATATCAAAGTAGGAAAATCTAGTGTATATATCAATGACATTTTGGTATTAAGAGAAACATATACACTAGCAATAGGAACAAAGATAGTGAATGGGCAAACTCAATATTACGGAACATTGACCTTTATTGTTTCAGACATTGCTGTTGCGCCCGCATTGAATTCCACTATTGTAATCAATTACATAAAAGATATTTCATTACTAAATGCCGTGGACCGTATTGAATTTTACTATAATCCAACTACTGGCATGTTGGGTAAAGAATTATCTCAACTGATGACTGGTGTGGATTATGGTGGAAACATTGTTGGCAATCTTGGATTTGTTTCTAAGAACGGCTGGGGCGTGGTTCCTTATGCATTGGATAAATGGGATACATATGACAACACATATACAGACTATGTTATCCAAGCCACTGCAGCCACTCGTGCATTGCCATATGACGTTGATTTTACTCCGGTAGTTGGCACAAATATCAACGTATATCATATAAAAAATTATGTAATTTCAACACCGTCGGACGGTGCAACACTAGTATGGCCTTTTAATTTGTTTATTAGTCAGCCATCTGTGTCTGTGACCACTACTGTAAATTCAAGTAGTCCATCCAATGTTAGTTCTACATTAGTGGGTTATTCTACCAATATTCAATCTACACTGACATCTACCAACGGCACTGCTGGCCAATCTTCTATTGTGTTTGACGCTGTACCAAATGTTGTAATTGGACAGTATGTGAGTGGAACTGGCGTAGTTGCTGGATCTAAAGTTATACAAGTAGCAGGCACTATTGTGATAATTTCCAATAATCTCACCCTTGATGCCAGTGGTAATTATAATTTTTATATACTAGGCACTGTATTAACTGTTTCTAGTTTAACAGGCATTGTTGCAGGTATGGGGGTATCTGGAGCAGGCTTCAGTACTCAAGCTGTTATCAAAACACAAACTGTTGTGGTAAGCGGAGTTGCATTACGTCATGTGTACATCACTGCTGCACCAAATAATATTCCAACAGTGGGTTCAACGTTGACATTTGTTACAAATTCAGCAGGTTCAAAAACATTAACAGTAAGCAGCACCGAAAATTTAAAAATTGGCGATGTAGTCACATGTGCATCACAACCTGCATTTGGTTATAACACAACAATTGTTAGCATAGAAAATCTAACAAAAATAACATTAAGTCAGATTATCTATTCAACACTGGCCAACAGCACTTCTTTACTGTTTACAAGAGTACTAAGTCAGCCCGCCGAAGTCGTATCTTATGCCAACGGTACTATTTTACTAAGTGATCCAGTATTGCTTGGAAGTTTCATAAACATTTATGGAAAATTAAACCCTATTCGAATTGACGATGCCGCCCACGGAACTACAGTTACCGGCCCATGGACTACTCCTAATGCCTACGTCGCTGGCACTGTAGTTCTTTTCAATAACAAAAAGTATGTTTGTAAAATTGCACATTCATCATCACCACAATTCACAACAGATTTATCATTGGGTAAATGGAGAGAGTATAATGATAATGCAGTAATTGTTACTCCTGTATTGGGCACAACACCTGCTCCGTTAGTATTAACTACTGTTAGATCAGACGGCAGCAGATCTTACACAATTAATATTCCCAACGCATATGTTGTGAACAATGACGATGTGTTTATTTTACGTCAAAGCACAAGCGATGGAACAATTGTGCCAACTGATTACGATACTGATATATCCGGCGGCGATTTGGTGTATTCAACTGCTCGAGGCATACTTGCTGACGATATTGTGTTGGACGGTGATGCGTTTGTATCGGAAACAACCAGCCCAGCACCAGAAGAAGTTGTGCCAGGACAGATTGTAGATACATTGGCAATCAAAGTATTTGACAGACCGTCTTCTGGCTCAGCAAACATTGCAATAGACAACTATATTACCACTGGCTTTGATAGATATTTTAGTTTGAGAACTATACCTGTCAACCCTGGATCGATTATTTTAAAAATAGGCAATACTGTTAAAACTATAAATTCAGATTACACAATTGATTATGAAAATAAGTTATTGATTCTTCCAACAGCTCCTATCGAAAAACAAATTTTAACTATCTTTGTTATTGGATTTTCTGGATCAAACGTATTGGATCTTGATTATTTTGTCGGAGACGGTATCACCACTGAATTCGTCACAAAAGCACCATGGCTCGATAGCTTTACAGGATTGGTATATGTTAACGGGGTAGTTGAAAACCCAGTGTTCTTCAAAACAGACGACACTTACGAAATAAACAATTCTGTTGGAATGCGATTTGACATGCCAGTTGCAACAGATGCTCTCATAAATTATATCATAGTTAGTGGAGATACTCGTACGTTTTCAGTTACAAACTCTGAAATAATTCCAACAACTGGTGCTACCACTTATACATTACAAAATCTTGTGGGAAGATCTTTACCCAACGAAACCAACATGATTGTACGTGCCAATCAAACTATTTTAAATGCACCTGTTAACTCTTATTTCACTATCAAGAGCAACATATATTCGTACCCGTTGGATGCAAATCGTGTGACACCATACACTATTTCAGCACAGGACGTTATTGTGGTGGCAAACAACATATTGCTAGTGCCAGGAAACGATTACAGTGTTGATTTGGCAAGTGTCACTGTACAACTTACAAGATCTGCTTACAGCAGGTATAGAAATACCAAATTAACAATCAGTATAACAACTAATGCTGGATATTTTTACAATCCAACCACTAATCAAATAACATTTACACAAGCATATACCAGCTCTGATGTTGTACAAGTGACCAGTTCGTTTAACCACAACACATTAGACGTTGAACGAACCACACTGATGGTCAAGTCTGCTGCAAATTTAACCCCAGAAACTGTACAGTATTATCAGTATCAGTCAATTATTGGTGGATTAATCACGCTGGACAGAGCTGTGTTGAATGAAAGTTATGTGTGGGTAATAAAAAATTCTACATTACTAGTACCTGGCGTTGATTACAAATTGTTAGACGACCATTTGTCCATCCAACTAACAAATTCTCTTGGTTTAACTGATAAAATTTCGTTGATGACATTTGGTAGCAATGTCATCACAGCAGGAATCTCTTACATGCAATTTAAGGACATGCTAAATCGCACAATTTACAAGAGATTAAACTTGTCCAAAAGAACAGAACTACTTACAGATTTGCGTTGGAACAGCACCAGTATTGTGTTAGTTGACGGCAGCAATTTTCAAGAACCTGACACTGTAAGAAATTCACCAGGTGTAATTGAAATTAGAGGTGAGCGTATAGAGTATTTTGCAAAAACAGGAAGTGTTCTGTCCAAACTGCGTCGTGGAACCGCAGGCACTGGTGTATTTGACTTAAACTATGCTGGAACTGTTGTGCAGGATATCGGTTCAGCTGAAACTGTTCCTTACAACGACTCTGTACAAACTGTACAAGTGTTGTCTAATGGTACCAATATTGTAAAATTAAGTTTTGCACCAACCAAAGGCAATCAAAACTCCGTTGATACAAATTACGAACCAACGGGTGTTCGAACTTGGTTCTCTGATGCTGGATACTTACTGATTGGAACATTTGACCCAGCGTCCAGTTATAAAATTAAAGATGTTGTTGTGTACAACAATTCCTACTATCACTGTAGAAAAACAGTGAGTTTGTTATCCAGTAGAATATTTGGAGTAGATTACACACCAGTCAATTCCACATATTGGACCTTGTATCCAACCAGTATTCCAGTTGGATATGGACAGACAGACCAAATTGAGGTATTTGTGGGCGGGTATGATGATATCACAGTGTGGACACCAAACACAATTTACAACGAGTTGGATATTGTCAATGTTGGTAATTATACCTATCGAAGAAAACCAGGAGCTGCTCACACCAGTAAAAACACATTTGCCAATGACAACTCAAATTGGTCGTTCTTTATAGGCAACATCAGGTTGCAAAAACAACCGTACAAGGTCTTTAATATAAATCAAGCACCCTACAGTCCAGCAGGCGATGTGACATTTGACGCTGATTTTTCTGTCAACGGCACAGCCAACGAACTTAGATTAACTAACAAGTTAGCAGTTGGCACCACAGTAACAGTGGTCAAACGCACACTTGAATTGTGGGACAGCAGCACAAACATCATGAATGACGATGGTAAAATAGCGTCGTTCATCAAAGCTGCTCCGGGTGTTTGGTACACACAATACCAGCTAAATACGGGAGGCCCAGTTTTAGTGGAATCTTCTTCTTCTTTTGACAGTGCCTCAACAAGATTTGACGGTGCTGACCTAACATTTGACCAGGGATAAAAATGACAAAACAAATTATTGAAACAGGATCGTTAGCAAATGATGGAACTGGTGATACACTACGTACCGGCGCCCAAAAGATCAATGCAAACTTTACAGAATTGTATAATTCTATCTACTCCTTGCCTACAGCTGGAGTAGGTTCTGCAGGCGTATTGGGAGGCGTCAAGGTTGACGGCACATCTGTTGTGATTAATAACGGAGTTATCAGTTCTGCAGGTACAACTGGTCCAGCATCAACAACGGACAATGCAATCACAAGATTTGACGGCACTACAGGAAGATTGCTTCAGAATTCAGTAGTGACCATTGGTGATTCTGGAGCAATTGTTGCACCAGTTGCAAGCAGTGTTATTCCGTTTCACTATGAAAACCAGACCGAATTTCCAAGTGCTGTTACATATCATGGAGCTATCGCACACAGCCATGCAGATGGCAAAATGTATTTTGCACACAACGGCGCCTGGGTAGCTTTGGCCAGTGCTAGCGATGTTTCAGCGCCGTACTCTGTCACCAGCATCAATGCGCTAAGTGATGTCAACACAGCGAGTGTGGTTCCTACCAACGGCCAGTTTTTGTCTTGGCAAGCTAGTACAAGCCAGTGGATACCAACATCAGCGGTCAGCACTGCCGGTGGCACTGTGACATCAACCACTGTGGCCAGCGCCAACGGTTTTGCTGGAACTGTTGCAACAGCCACATCAACTCCTGCCATCACTATCTCAACCAGTATTACGGGAGTATTAAAAGGCAATGGCACTGCAATATCAGCTGCAACCAGCGGCACAGATTATGCTCCGGGTACCAGCGCATTGGCAACTGGTATTGTTAAATCCACCACCACCACTGGTGCATTGACTATTGCAGCAGCAGGAACTGATTACCAATCACCTGTGAGTGCTGTTGGCATATTAAAAAGCAGTGGCGTGAGTGGCAATGTGAGCGCCGCTGTGTCGGGAACTGATTATCAATCACCCATTGGAACTATTAGTGGTATTGTGAAAGGCAATGGAGCAAATGCTCTCACTGTGGCTGTGGCAGGCACTGATTATCAAGCACCTATTACGTTAACAACTACAGGCTCAAATGGTCAAGCTACTTTTAGTAACAATACTTTAAATATTCCTCAATACACCGCTCTGGCTGCAAGAAATTCAACCAGCGGCACAACAGCATCATTAGCAAATAACGTTGCTGGCAATATTACTATAACTGGTTGGAAAAGTTATATGTTATTGAGCATTCAAACTTCTGCTGCAGCATGGGTAACTGTTTATACTTCTTCTGCTGCAAGAACTTCTGATGCAAGTCGAACCATCACCACAGACCCAACACCCGGATCAGGAGTAATTGCAGAAGTTATTACAACTAGCGCAAGTACACAAATATTTTCTCCAGCAGTATTTGGATTTAGTGATGAATCATCACCGTCAACTGATGTACAAATTAAAGTAGTTAATAGAAGCGGCAGCGCCGCAGCAATTACAATAACAATGAAGTTGGTTCAACTAGAGATATAACATGAAAGATCCAATTCCTCACCTTGGTAATCCTGATGACCAAAGTTTAAAGAAGTACATTGTTACTTTAAAAAACTTTGATGATTCAACAGAATTTTATGACCATATGGAAACAGACGTTGCCAGTATTGATAATGTGTTACCCGCTAGATCTATAGAATGTGTTAATCGTAGACCGTCTAGCAGGAATACTGAGTACATGATGACATATGACGAAGCGGCAAAGGTGCGTAATGACTCACGAGTTTTAGCGGTTGAATTGAATCCTGAAGACCTTGGATTCATCAAAACACCTTTTAGTTTTGAACAAACGTCCGCTCAATTTAACAAAGCAACAGCAAGCAGTGCAACGGATATTAATTGGGGACTGCTCCGTGTACTTAGAGCAACAGACGTTACTAACTGGGGATCGACCGGAACAATTAATCAATCAGCTGCAATAATATCAGATTCTTCTGGCAGAAATGTTGACGTTGTGATCATGGACGACGGATGCCCTTACCCAACAACATTAGAATATCAAAAAAATCCAGATGGCACTGGTTATTCTCGAATGGTAGAATACAATTGGTATCAGCATAATCCAGTAGTTACTGGCGGAGCTGTTGGAGAATACTCTTACAGTGCTAAAAGACTACAAGAACATGGTGCCCACACCACAGGTACTGTTGCTGGTAATACTCTGGGCTGGGCACGAGATGCAAACATTTTCAATATAACCTTCTATGATTCAATTGATTATGTAAGAGAATTCCACAAAAATAAACCAGTCAATCCGTTAACTGGTGTAAAAAATCCCACAGTAATGAACAACAGCTGGGGTTATCGAGCTGCGTCCTTATCAACTGCTTCAATATCTAAACTAACAATCCGAGGTGTTGAATACTTTCCAACAAGCGGTACATCAGGATCTTATGTGTGGGATTCAAACATTATACAAAACATTGCTAGATTAAACATTGGAGGCGCATTTCCTGCTGTAAGCACAGCAACTGACACTGATATGATAGAAGCAATGGCTGAAGGTATTATCATTGTTGCCAGCGCAGGTAATAGTTATTTTTATCAAGATGTAGTAGGTGGACTAGATTACAATAATACCATGGTAAGAAACGGCGCCACAGTGTATATTCATAGAGGTAGTAGCCCTGGAGCAACAGATGGCGGCACCGAAGGCACAAAAATTATTTGTTCTGGCGCAAGTGGTCAACATAACGAAACATCTGGAAATATATATGATGCAACTTCAATTGAAGTTGGAGATTACAAAGCAGAATTTAGTAATTACGGTCCCCGTATCGATTGCTATGCACCTGGCTCTGGAATTCAAAGCATTTGGAAAGCAAATTCAGATTTGTATGATAACACCAATGCTACAGATCCTCGAGTTTCAGCACTGGGTCTAGCAGACACTGTTAATAATAATTTTAAAAAATGTCCAGGAACCAGCATGAGCGGTCCTCAGACCGCTGGCGTACTTGCATGCCTTGCTGAAAAATATCCTAGAATGACACAAGCTGATGCTAGAGCATATATCAAGAATGCTTGTCCTTCTACTATGTTAAGTACTAGTGGCGGAGCGCAAGATTCTAAAGACGCAGGACCATCATTTAATTCGTCTAGTAATGTACAGATGCTTATTCTTCGTGGAACAAGACACCCAACAGCAGATGTTGGGGGATATTATTCAACACCGTTTCCTTCAGTTGTTGACAAACACAGACCACCCACTGGCCAAACTTACCCAAGAAGAAATACTGTACACAGTTTTAATAAAAATGCAACTTTTGCTTTGTCAACAGATTATTCAACAAGGACTAATGGACAAACTGCAACTATCACACTTGCCACTACCAATATTCCGGACGGAACACCCGTTCAATATTTAATAACAGCCAAACCAGGATCACAAACGACTACTCCTACAGTAGTAGACAATGGCCTAAGCGGTGTTTATTCATCGGGCGCCACAATACTTAGTTCAGCTTTTTTTGATACTAGACCAAATACTGGTAATAGAATTGAAACAATTTCTGGATCTGCAACTCACAGTGTTATCACACACAATCTAGTTGGCGCAGGATCTCTAACATTATCAACTCCAACCGTACCTGGTGCGCTTACTTTTACAGGATCCGCAGATGATGGATATTGGACTGTACCACTGCCATTTGACATTACATATTTAGGCACCACATACAGCACTGTGTATATAGGCACTAACACTTATATCACATTTGGCGGAGGATCGGTTGCCTATGCGCAACTGGGTCCATCTGAGCCGCCATACCCTAAAATTATGATATCTGCGGCAGATAACAAAGCATTTCGAATTTATCAAGGGGTTGAAGGAACATCCCCGACTAGAACATTTAGAATTAGATGGGAAGGACATCATATTTATAACACCAGTTCAACTACCCCCACTATGATTTATGAAGCTACTTTTTATGAACAATATCCCACAAGGGTTGAAATACACACTGGAGTTAATGACAGATGGGCCTTGCAATCTGCAACAGCAATTCCTCCGTTTTCTGTTTCTGATATCAATAAGGCGCTGGTTGGTACAATGACAGTTAACAGTTCTCAGTCAACTTTGCCAATGACTATAAGCACCTTAAATGGATATGTTATGAATGTTCGCTTGGGGGTATTTCCCAGCCCAAGCATTGATATAACAATAAACTAGCAGTTAATAAACATTGATAAATATAAGATAAAGAGAGATCATTATGCAGACTAAAGACCAGACTGGAATACATATAGAAGGACATATTAAAATATATGACCCTATTTCTGCTGAAGTTTATATCAATAAACGCAATGCCATCCATTATGAAAATATCAGTATTGCCATGGCCCAGTCCTTGGCCAACGCGAAAGAAGGCGGATTTATCTATCAAATGGCATTTGGCAACGGCGGCACAGCAATTGATCCCACAGGAATTGTCAGTTATCTTACACCAAATTCATCAGGCGCCAACGCCAGTTTATACAATCAAACATACAGCAAGGTAGTTGATGAACGAAGTAGTACCAACACAGATCCTACTAGGAATTTTACAGAAGTTAGACACACCACTGGTACAAATTACAGTGATATTTTTGTCACCTGCTTGCTGGATTATGGCGAACCCAGCGGACAAACAGCATTTGATACCAC